CTACAATTTACTTATTATCACTGCTTCAAATTCATCTATTAGGCTTTCATCTAAATCCCAAAACATTACTAATTCTTCATAAACTTCTTTAAGCTTATTTATATCTTCTTTAGCATCATCACCAAGTACACACTGCTTTTCCTTTGCTGTAAAAATCAGACCCTCAAGAGTTGCTCTTATAAGCCACTTATTCATACTTTGCACCTCCCTATGTTTTTGTTATTATATACATCACTCTATACATAGGTAATTGCAAGACTTTTATTGCCCTTTTGTAGTTTTTATTCTTCTACTTCATTGCTTTTAACCTTTGATTTTACTTTTCTAAACGCTCCATTGCCCGATAGATTTTTAAGTAGTTCTTTTCTTGCCATCTTATATTCATCTCCAATCATTCCCAGCCTTAAGAGCCAGGTTCTAAAGGTGTATTTTTCATTATCTGTAGATTTTACTTTTGCTGAAGCATGCTTTAATTTTTTAGCAGTTTTATTTAGAATGGATATAAACTGTTTATAAACTTTAATCTTTTCATTATTTTCTTCTTCTCCTTGTAAAAAATTAAAATATAATTTTTTATCATAAAAATTAAATTCAATCCCTGGACAGCTATTCTTTCCTATATCTTCAAGAGCAGTTTTAAAATCTTCTAAGGTTTCAATTTTCACTTCATTAATACCTATGGCAAAATCATCTCTTACTAAATCTTTCTCGATTTCTAATGCTTTTTTAATAAGGTCTTGCTTGCTGTAAATCATGTTAACTAGATTTCTTAAGGTTTTTCCACTATGGTCTGCCATTGGTAAAGTAATTACTATATCTTCAGCTGGTATTTTATTAGCTGTTTCAGTTTCTAATTCCTTAGGTGCTACTTTTTCAGGTCCTTTTAATAACTGTTTAAATTGTACTTCTTCTCCTGAAGATTTTATTATTTTTCCTTCTCTGTCAATGGTGTAAGTTTCATCTTCTGTCTCCACTTGGTATGCAAAACTTGGTGCTCCTAGATATTTAGATTTTACTCCAAAATGTTCACTTAATTTTTTTACTAGTTCCTTTCTACTCATTTAAAATCCCTCCTGTGTTTTTGTTACTATATACATCACTCTAAAACACAGGTAAGTCAAGGGATTTATTTACATAACTAAAAAAGGCCTAATGGCCTTAATCTAGTTCTAATGCAGTATATCTTGAGTATGTGTACCCTTCAGAGTTTACTAAAATTTTTTCTCCTGTTTCTTTATTTTTGACTCTTATACATCTTATCTGACCGTTTTTGTTCATTCCTCCATCTTCACCCTCTGTAATCCAAGGTTGGTCTTTTAAGAAATTTCGGGTAAACCTTTTAAATTCATTATTGCTAAGATTAACTTCTTTTGTTACTTCATACGAAATTCCTTTTCTTCCTATTTTTAGATCCTCGTAAGTTAATGCTTTTAATTCTTCTAAATCAAATGCCTTCCTTATAAATATGGCTTGCATTTTCAAATCCCCTTTCTGTGTTTTTGTTACTACTATATATCACTCTAAAACACAGATAAGTCAAGAAAAATAGCATTAAACCTAAAACTTTACATCATTCCTTTTTCTTTTAAACTATAATATCCATCTCCTATAATTACATGGTCAAAAACCTGTATTCCTAAAAGCTCACCTGCATTCTTTAATCTTTTAGTTATCCTAATATCCTCTGGACTGGGTTTAGGATCTCCTGAAGGATGGTTATGAAGTAGTATAATTGATGATGCGTTGCTAAGTAGTGCTCTTTTGAATACTTCCCTTGGATGAACAAGGCTTGAGTCTAGTGTTCCTCGACTTACTTCAAAAACACCTATTACTTCATTTTTAGTACTTAATGTTATTATTGAAAACACTTCTTCTGCCATCTCGTTTAGTTGTAAAATTTCTATTGCTATCTTCCAAACTTCTTTTGGTGAGTTTATCTTTTTGTCGATATCATACCTTGCTGCCTTTTCTTTAACTAATCTTATTGAATAGGTTGTAAAAGTTTTCATTTTCCAAGCCTCCTGCGTTTTAGTGTAGTCTATACATCACTCTAAACACAGGTAAAGTCAAGCCTTTATTTTGTTATATCAATATCTCTATAAGCTATTTTTTCTCCATCCCTTATTAAAAAAACTTTTTCATCAGTGCCAACATACTCTATATACCTTTTAACAATTACATCACAGTATTTTTCATCTAACTCTACACCGTAACATATTCTATCGAGTTGTTCACAGGCGATAATTGTTGATCCGCTTCCTGCAAAAGGTTCTAGAACTATGCAGTTACTAACTGAACTATTTTTTATTGGATAAGCAATTAAAGGTATTGGTTTTGTAGTTGGATGTAATTTTGATTTTGTAGGTCTATCGAAATTCCAAACTGTAGTTTCTTGTCTTCCTGCATACCATTTGTGTTTTCCTTTCTTTTTCCAACCAAAAAGGCAGGGTTCGTGTTTCCATTGATAAGGACTTCTTCCTAAAACTAATGAATTTTTAACCCATTGACAAACCCCTGATAAATAGAATCCTGCATCTTCGAAGGCCTTTCTAAATATTAGTCCTTTGGTATCTGCATGAAAAACATATATTGATGCATCATCTGCCATTACACTTTCCATGTTTTTAAAAGCATCATATAAAAATTTGTAAAAAGCATCATTATCAAGGTTATCATTTTGTATGGTCCCTGCAGCTCCTTCATATGATACACCATATGGTGGGTCGGTAACCACTAAGTTTGCTTTCTTACCTTCCATAAGCTTCTCATAGGTTTCTGCTTTTGTACTATCTCCACAGATAAGCCTATGCTTTCCAAGTATCCATATATCTCCTTGTTTTGATATTGGCTCTTCTTCAAGGGCTGCATCTACATCAAAATCATCGTCTTTTACTTCTTTATCATGAATATTAGAGAACAAATCTTCTATCTCTGCAGCATCAAATCCAGTAAGGTTTATATCAAAATCCAGTTCTTTTAAATTCTCTAGTTCTAGGGCCAATAGCTCTTTATCCCATCCTGCATCTAATGCTAGTCTATTATCAGCTAAAATATATGCTTTCTTCTGGGCTTCTGTTAAATGCTCTACCAAAACACATGGTACAGATTTGATTCCTTCTTCTTTTGCAGCTTCTACTCTTCCATGTCCTGCAATTATATTTTTTTCTTTATCTATTAGTATTGGATTTACAAACCCAAATTCTCTAAGACTGCTTCTAAGCTTTTTTATCTGCTCTTTGCTATGAGTTCTGGCATTATTAGCATAAGGGATAAGTTCATCTATGGGTAACACTTTTAATTCTTCTGTTCTTTTCACTTTTACCACCTCACTTCTCATAAATAAAAAAAGCACCTATTCATCTGAATTGGTACCTTCATTACTTTTGCTATCTTTTTCTACTCTAGTTTCATATCCAGTTTTTTCTTTATATGAGCCATGCCTATAATCCCTTGCACATTTTCTAGAGCAGAATTTCCTATTTTTATTTCCATATGCTTTAAAATCTTTACCGCAATATTTACAAATAAATGAATACCAAGCTGTATCTCTACGGTCTTTCTTATCTTGATTTTCATTCCACCAAGTTCTTCTGCATTTATCAGAGCAGAACTTTGATTTTCTTCCTCTGCGCTCTTTTGTATTTATTTCTTTCCCACAGTGTAAGCATTGTTTTTGTATCTCTTTCTTTTTAGGTATATCGTTTTTTATTGACTCTCCATATCCTAAATATCCAGTAAGTCCATACTTTTTACATAAATCCCTAACATCATCCCTCTTAACTTTTAAAATACTAGCTATACTTCGATATCCATAGCCTTTTTTACGAAGTTTTAAAATCTCTTCTTTTTGCTCTTTTTTAAGCATATTTAACACCTCTACTTTTCATTAAAGCAAATCCTTTAAAATGGCTATTTCTGTTGACTTTCATCTTTTCGCTAATTTTCCCCTCCCGCCCTAAGAATACTGCGAATTAATGCGTTTGGGGGCCGCCCCGTTCCTGTGTTTGTAAGGTGTTGAGATATTATACCCCCTACCCCTATTCAAGTTGTCAACACAATATCAACAGCTTATCCACAGGGTTATCCACATAACTTTAATAGGTGTACACTTTATTTTTCCTTCCCCATCTTCCATCTTCTCTAGCTGTCTTTTTATCATGACAAGACTTACACAAGGCCTGAAGGTTATCTTCATCCCAAAACAAAGCTTCATCACCATGATGGGATACAATATGGTCCACTACAGTTGCTGGAGTAAGTCTTCCTTTCTTTTCACACTCTACACAAAGAGGATGCTTTATTAATACCTTTTTCCTTAACCTTTGCCATCTATTGCTGTTATAAAGCTTTTTGTATTTTCTATTTCTGTTATATTTCTTCGTCTCTTCCTTCTGATGTTTCTCACAATACCTTCCTTCCGTCAGTTCTGGGCAGCCTGGGAAGCTGCACATACGCTTTGGTTTTCTTGGCATAACTATTCTCCTTATCTATTTTTGCTTTAAAACAAACAGGGAACATGCAGTACATCTTCTTTGGTGTAAGCCATGTTCCCCATAGACATTTTTTACATTTATTCATTTTGCCATCTCCAAATTTTAAGTATTAAAAAAGCCCTGAAAAGTAAAGGTTTCAGAGCTTAGATTAAATATTAATTTATATATTTTATATTTCTAATTATATAATTTGCTAAAAAGATCCCTACTGTAATCCTTAATATCAGAGATATTAAGCATACCATATTTAGATTTAATCTCTCCAAAGTATTTAGCTATTAATTCTTTATTTATAATTCTATCTGAGCTTTCATTGTCACTCAAACCTTTTCTAGTAATTCTCCAAGGTTCCTCGATATGAGTCATTTTTTCTAAAACCTTACCACTATAACAACCGAAATTTGCAATAACACTATCTAGTATCTCTTTTTCTGCTGTTGTTAATTTAATTTCTTCATATTTAAAATCTGGATCGTCAATTGGATTATAACCGTAACCTTTATATTTATAATATATGCTCCTATATACAGGCCCATGTACCCAAGCTTCACAATTATTATGGAACAAATACTCACCTGTAAATGCTTTATAAAATCCCTGAGCATAATATAATAGTTTTTGTAAAGCAAGTGGTGTTATATCTAAAGAATTTGCTAACAAATACTTAACAACATAATCTATTTTATCTTCTGGTTCTATAGCTTCTACTGCAATTTCATTTTTTTCTAAAGCATTGATTATACGTCTATATGCTAAATCTGTAATTTTATCTTTATTTTGTTCTAATATTTCTTTCATGTAATTAGAATCACTAAGTAGTCTTTTTAATATATCAGAATATTGTTTTGAAGGAATATCTCCATCTAAATATCTAGTTAAAGTGCCTTCTCCCCAACCTAATAATAGAGATAAAGGTCTTTTTCCTACATCATATTTCTCAAGTATTAATTCAATTTCTGGTACTGAAATTAATCCTTCTTTTTCTCTATACGCCTTATCTAACATAGCCAAATTATGATCACGAATCTCAGGCACAAATATTTCACTTCCACATTCATTACAATAAGCTTCTTTCCCTATATATTTAATATTCTTACCTTTAATATTTTTTTCCTTTTTTACTTCTTTAATAGAGTATTCTGTCATTTCATGACATTTTTCACAAAACCCTTTCATTTAGGGCGCCTCCTTTTTATTTATTATCAACTTTTAATTTAGTGTAATCAAGTAATTTATTTAAAAAGATATTTTATTGGTTTATTTCTTTTATGAAAAGAAACCACTATAGTAAAATCATCTCCTCTTTTTGTCTGAGTCATGTTTATTTTAATATATATGTCAACAGATTCTAAAGTGCCCCAATAATCTAACTCTTGACACTTACAGAATATGTACAATTTCTCATGGGCAAATTCTTCTTTCTCGTTATCTACAGCATAACAAAAATCATCATATTGAATCCCTAATAGTATTTCTTTTTCCTTTTTTGTATTAATTTTATAATCCTCAATAAACTCTATATTTTCTTGTCTATTCTGATTTTTAGAAATAATATACTTTCCCTCTAATACAGCTTTTCTAAACTTATCAAGGTACTTTTTTATATCTTCAGGAGTAAAATCTGTATACTTATTAATTTTTCTTTTGAAATGCTTCAAACTTTAGTCACTCCTATTCTTATATTATAATCAAATTATATACTAAATATACTAAAATTACAACAAGTTATGTATTAATTGATACATTTTTATTATAATATGTATCATGAATCTCCGATAATTCAAATTAAATAATATAAATTTGATTTTTAGGGTATAGAAAAAGCCCTGAAAACAAATGTTTCAGAGCTTAAGTCTTTTATCAAATAATGAAAATATGTTGATCATATAAAATAGTTGTACAAATCCACACTAAAAAATACATAGCATCCAGCCAAGTGTTTAGCTAAAGTAAATTTTTATATTTAAAATAATACCAGGGAGCCCACTCGTGACTCCCCATCTTTGCCTTTAATACCACTTTAAGCATTCATCTCAAGTTATTTAAAAGTCTCACCCTGGTCCGCATTGTTAATAGGCGTGGTGAGCTCTATTACTACTGATAGTATACCAAATTAACTCTTTTGTCAATTATTCTTAAAATAGCCTTTAACAGCAATTCATTATTTCCACAAATTTATATCTTTTTCTAGAAACCAACTCAATATATATTAAGTCTATTCTGAAGCATCTGGTTCTCTTATCTTTATTATATTTTTTATAATTCAAAATTATAATAGTGACATTTATTTATCTTATCTATTTTTTATTAGTTTTCTATCAATAATAAATATATTTAATGTTTAAAATCTAACTCTATTACCACATTCATTACATATAATTAAAATCTCCTTTGTGTCGCTAATAACTATGTTAAATTTCTCTGTTATCTTATCATATTCTATGCCATTTTCTAAAATTAATCTTTGTCCACAATTACTGCAGACAAGAATAAATTCTCCTTTATCCAACCGAAACTCCCCTTTAAATTTTTATTGTATGTCAGTTAATACCCACTTATATGTATCTGTATCAAAGGTTATATCAAATTTTAAAATTTCATCTTCAATCTCGCTTTCACAAGAAAATTTATAAACTTCTTTTCCTTCTAATTCTTCTTTGTTTACTTTATTTATTTTTTTAACCTTTATTGCCTTTAACTCATCGTTTACTTCAAATCCAAATTTAACAGGATAGGATATTCCTTTCAAGTTTATACTGTCAATCATTTTAATTTCTTTTCCTATTACCATCATATTCATCACCCCATAAATTTATATAATAATATTTTATACGAACACAAGTTCGTTGTAAAGGTGATTTTTTCATCTATTCAGGGTATAGAAAAAGCCCTTTAGAGTTTATCTCCTAGGGCCCTTTTATCAAGAATGCTGCGTTTCCTTGGAATCGAATCGATATAACCTCGGCCTATTCAAACAGCATATGGTACTCTTGATTTTTCTATACCTTTACACTTTATATTGTACTACATTTTAATAGTCGCATTCAATCGCATTTAGTCGCAACTTTTTATTTTTTGAATTTCTTTTAATGCTTTTCCATGAATTCTAAATATTGTACTCCTGTCATAACCCATAGCACTTGCTACATCTTCCCAGCTTTTACCGCATATATATCTCATTTCTAAAAGAACTTGGCAAGTAATATCATTTACCTTGTTAATAGTTTCTAGTATTTCTCTTTTTAAATCAACTAACTTATCAATATCATCATTTATTTCATGACTTAAATCTATAAGCTTAACAATAGCATTTTCCATAGGACTTGTTATTTTTCCGCCACATACTTTTTCTTGTGTAATATCCACTGTGACTTTTTGGGCCAAACTTTCTAGCCTTTGTTTCTCTTCAAGCTTATTATTAATCTTTTTATCAAGCCAAATAGCCTGCGATAAATATTCCTTAGCTTTCATTGCTATATCACCTCTATTTTCCCACCATAGTAGGTTTCACTTATATAATCCCTTTTATCTTTATCTAAAGAAAGTATTCTCTCAAGTGCCTTCTTTTGTCCTAGCTTAAATTCTTCTTTAGTTTTATAAAATCCACACTCAGTTCCTTCACATTTATTTGATTTTAAAATAGTACATCTTTTATTTTTATAAGCGAAGCAATCTCTCTCGTCTTTAATATCTTTAACATTCATATCATTCATCATCTCATCCCTCCCACAGGTTTACAATGAGTATCAAAATATCTAATAGGCATATTAACACTTTTTGCTTTTTCTATCTCCACAGCCATTCCTGATGTAACTTTACCACCAAACACCCACAGTTCGTGACATTTTGATAAAAGTACTAATCCCATAGCTAGTCCTAGCTTTCTTTCTTCAGGATCATCCTCACATAAAAACTGTGGGTACATGAGATGAGGTATTATTGGTATAGCATTTTTAGTTACAGCAAATCTTCCATATCTTCTAGCTCTCTCTGTGTTTCCCTCAATATCCCCTGCAAAGGGACTGCATATAAATACGATTTTTTTCTCCTCAGATTTCTTTTGCTCTATATTAGTTTCATTTGTTTTTGTTATATTCATAATCTTACACCTCCGATTTTCACGGCAGGTTGATAATTTTTTAACATTGTTACAGATTATATATAATATATATATATTTATTTTATATATAATAATTTTTTATCTACTCTCTTTTTCTCTTTATATAAAGGAATAAACAAATATCTGTAACATCTGTAACACCTGCCTTATTCATTCATTTTTCTAGTCTTTAGAAGTTACAGATGTTTTCACTTATCTGTAACTTCTGTAATATCCTTTATATAAATCCTTATAGTTTTCCCATTAACTCTCTTTACCTTTGATTCAAAACCATGCTTATTAATTTCTCGTCCAAACTCCACATGACTAAGGGGCTTTAACCCATTCTCATAACACCAAGTACTATATTTTCTGTATACATCTTTAGATGGTTCATTTTCTATTTTTATTCCTTCATTTATGAAAGTTAAAACTGGATTATTAATCATTTCATATTCCTTCTTCTCTTTTGTTACTACTGAAGGTTCTGTAAATCCTGTGGTTAGTACTCTTTTTAATCCTTCTATTCCAAGTTTTAATAAATATTCCATAGCCGACTTAGTTAAAAGCTTGTCTTTTATAAAGGCATCAAAATCTGCATCCTTTTCACTAAAAACTGCATTAAAGGGAATAATTACAAGTCTTCTCATTAAACCATCTGAAGTGTCATTTATTCTTGGTAGTTTATTTGCACTAAAAAGAAGCTTTGCATAGTTATTAAATTCAAAGGGATCCTTTCCTTTTCTCTCTACATTTACCGTTTCTCCTGTAACTAATTTTTTAAAAATGGCATTATCGTCAATATACTTTTTACTAATGTCATCTCCAATGTTAGCTAATTTGTGAAAAAGCTCTGCTGTTTTAAATCTCTCACCAAGTTCATCTATTCCAAGGGATGAATAATTATCACTACCCAATAGATTTTTAGTCATATCAAGGAATGTGGACTTCCCATTACTCCCACTTCCAGTGAGGATAAAACACTTACCCATTTCATTTCTTCTAAAGAGTAAGTATCCTACTAACTCTTCTAGGAGCTTTCGTAAATCCTTATCATTACAGCATATTTTATCAAGGGTTCTATCTACTACTGAGTCATAGGCACTTGGAAGATAATTATATTTAATTTTATTTTGTAATATTAAATCCGGTGAAAAGTCAGTAATTGTCATAGTATTTATATCTAGTACTCCACTTGCAAGGGCTATATATTTTGCATCTGATGGCTCTACATCTTCTGCTATAAGCTGTAAATAGCTATATATCTCATTTCGTTTGGACTTTGTAAGCTCCGGCAGATGTTTAATCATAGATGATTCAATTTCTAGTGGGTCGCTTTTATATATACCATCTCTGTAGATATGAAGCTGGCTATTAATCTTTATAATGTGCTCCTCTGCTTTTAGAAATTTAGCAAATTTATCGTGTAGGAACTTGGATTTAATATAAAAGGACTCTTTTAAAAATGCTTCATCTCTTAAAATTTTATCTAGTTCTCTTTTTTCCAGTGGTACCTTTAAAATGTATTGATTGATGATAGCAATAGTGTTTTTTATACTTTCTTTACTAAAACCTTCTGACTGTAAGGTAAGTATATAATTAAAAAGAGTTTGATTGCGGCCATCACCTTCTCCTAGAGCACTAAAATCCGGGGCATTTTTAATAGGTCTTAACCAATCTGGTAAAAAATCAATATCCTCAATATTTTCAATGCGGTTTAGCCATCTTCTCGTTTTACCTTCTACTTTTATTGGTACAAGAGCATTCTGCTCACCAATACCTATGTCAACAGATACACCTATTGGTGTTTTCTTTTTTGTCTGTCTTTTATTTAAATCCTTATTTCTAAAGTAAAAGTGTAGTCCTCTAGTAGTCTTTAAAATAGCACAAGATATTTTCTGGTCAGTAACTATATTTTTTACAAGGTCCGCTTCTTCTTCATCATCTACATCAATCTGCACCATCCCATCTGCTAAAATTCCAGCAAAGTCACCACCGGTTTTACGGATGTAGTCGTAGGTATAGAATTTCTTTTTCTTTCTATATGTTTCTATGGGTTTTTTACCTCTAGTTTTAATGTAACCTTTTAAAATGTCCACTTTTTCACCGCCTTATTGATTAAAATTGCTAATTAACTGGTAGTTTTTTATACCAATTCATAGGGTAGTTGGTAAGAATTCGCTACCTTTTTATAAGGTTTTTCTACCAGATTTTTATTAAAAACCTGCCTTTCCTACCAACTAACCCCTCATGAATCAGATTTTTTCTCTCTTGTATGCTGTTTTTAGGGCTCTTTTGGGAACTTGCCTCCCAGAAAAGAGCCGATTTTTAATGATTGTAAAATGATTAGATGTTAGTTATTTGGGATGTATCACTTTGCTTTTTCTAAAAAATCACTAAGTCTTTTTTTAGCTACATGAATATACCAATCTTTATCAAGTCTTCTAGGAATTCTTTTACCTATAACATTTTCATTTTTTATAAAACACTTCTCTGGTGTACCAGCTATTTTTTCTACTCTGCCATTTTCCTTTAGTTTATAAACTCCTTTGTCATCTTCTTTCTTTGAAGCAAATACCCTAAGGCACCTTTCTGATAATTTTTTATTGCCATAAAGAGCATGGGAATATTTATAGCTTATTTTTACTACCTTTTGAAACATTAAAAGGTCCCTACAGTTATTTATGGTTTCTTCTACTGGTACTCCATTAATAAAAAATTCTTTTAATGCCATATTTACAATAGGTAAATCATTATCAATATTGCTTAATTTCTTGACATAGGCTCCTTTAGACTTATAGCTACCATCTTCTTTAATGATGATATAGTTGTTTACATCCTTTTGATAGATTTTATGAAAGAGTTCAAAATCCAATTTCATACGGGTTCTATCTTCCCACTCTTTGCAGATGGATTTTATTTTGTTAAGGTCCCTTTTCCTTTTGATTTTTCCTATTAATCCATCGGTATTAGATTGAATTAATGTCCAGTAGGGCTCTAGTTTCTCTATTAAATCTAGAAGAAGTAGCTGTCCACCTACGCACACATTATTGGCCTGTCTTGGGTCATAGAGGTTATTATATTTATATTTCATGGCCCCATAAGTACTGTTAAGGACGATTTTATAAGGAAGCTGCATAGGGCTTTTTTCTGCTTTAAGTCTAAGACGCTGTTCATATATTTTTTTATATAAACTTGGGTCTTCTACATTTCTAGATAAAAAGTTATACTCAAGCATAAGAGATGGATAAAAGGAAGATACATCAACATTGACTAAAATTCCTTCATCCTGATACTTGTCCCTTGCTCCGTGAAGCCCTCCCCATGCAAATACATGGGGCACTCCACTCATAGTTGTTTCTAGGGATTTTTCATAACTATGATTGTTTGGGTTCTTGTACCACTCTACTACTTGTTTATATTTTTCAATTTTTAAAGTGTCTGGCAGGATTAAATCAAATTCATCAGAGCGATTTACCTTATTAGCCTTTAAAATTACCGCTGCAAGTTGCGCCTTTGTTTTACTTATATATTTTAGTGGTAGATTAAAGGCCTTTAGCAGAGCCACATGGGAGTCAAATTCTTCTTTTCTATGAAGAAAAATCTCCATAGTCTGCTCTACGTCATATGTGCAGTAACTAGCTACTTCCTGTAATTCATTTTCAGTTAGTTTTCTATCTATATTAAAACTTACAGTAGTTTCCCTAATATCATTTCCCATGAATCCTTCTAGTTCCTTTAGGCTATTATGGGTAGTCATTACATCATATTGATAGAGTTTTATTTTTTTAAATAGGGAGCTATACTGCCATCCCTGCTTTTTATCTGTTATAATGTACTTGGAGATACTATGGGGATCAAAACCTAAAAGGATACCTTTTAGAATATATTGGTCATAGTGACGGCTGTTATAGCCTATCCAGATATGTTCTTTATGTTTTTCACAAAATGATGCTAATTTCTTAGCATCATTTATGATTACATGTTTTTGATGATTTGTGGGGTCAATTATGACGAGAAGCCAATCGTGGGGAAAGACTTCTACGTCATAAAATAAAATCATCTTTATTCAACCTCAAATACTTCAACTATTTTAAAGGTCTTGAATCCTTTTTTGGTTTCCCCATACTCCACTGCATACTCATAGGTTTCATCAATGGCTTCATGGATATTAAGGAGCATATTATGATACTGGGTGAAACTTTCAAATTCCACTTCGATACCAGATTCTAAAGACCTTAAAAATTCATTTGCCATATGAAGTCCATAGGGAGTATGGATAACTTGATTCATAAACAGAATAGAGTTTTTATATTCTCCTTCTAAAATTCTCATCCAACAGCTAACCATAGGTTTTCCGCTCTTAGATTCTGCTAGCTCTAACTTTTCAATCTTTACTTCATAAGTTCCAAGGGGTACTTCCTTGTATTCAGCATCACCTGTGCTAATATTTTTTAAGTCTTCTCTTAATCCCTTCACATCAAATTCTTTGTCAAATTTTGCAAATACATTACTCATTAAAAATTCCTCCTTTTAATTTTTATTTTCTAGAGCGTCTGCTCTTTCTTGCTGGCTTTTCTGGTTTTTCATTTTCTTCTGTTTCAGATGCATCATTATCTGTAGCTTCTTCTGTTTCTTCTTCAATTTCCTCAGTAGATTCTACCTTTGAATAGGTTTTAATACCTTCTTGGGCTGCTTTTAAAGCCTTTATAAATTCTTTTTTATCTAGCTTTACTCTAGACTCTTTAAACTCAAATCTTCCACCACCAAATATATTTTCTTTCTTTTCAAGCTGTAGAAATCTTTCTTTACCATCTATATAAGCCCTTACAGTTAAATCTACTGTTCCTGCCAGCACATTTGCCACTTTATCGTTGATGTTAGGCTTGATGGTTGTAATTTTATTGCCATTTTTAAGAGTTATCTCAGATGTTAATTCCTTTGAAATATAAATGATTTGATATCCTAGGTTTTTAAGCCTTTTCATAGCTGATAGAAATTCGGTCCTTACCATATCCCAGCCTTTACCAAAGCCAGCATCTTGTTCATGGTCTATTCCTAATTTTTTATAGTTATAAAGTCTACAGTGTTCATATAGATCCTCTACTAAATCAATACATACCCTTTTGAAGGTATTCTCCTTTTTTTCAAGCTCTGTCACTGCATCTAGAAACACTTCCCAGGCCATTTTTACTTTTTTAAGCCTTCCTTCATAGGTTACTTCATCGGCAATTTTTATAACTGGAGATGTTGTATTATCTGTGTTTCCATCGGTATTTAAAAACAGTAGGTCATCAAACTTATCTACAAAGGTTGATTTTCCCACATAACTATCGGCATATAGCCACATATCAGGATTTACATCAATCTTTTTCTCTCTTCTTTCATTTTTAGGTAGTAGCATGTAATCAATCTCCTCCTCACAGTATTTTTGAAATTCACACCAATTACATAATCTGCTTGGTGCTTTTTCATAGATTTTTTCATTTTCAATATCACTGCAGCTATTAAAAAACGCCTCCACCTTCTGGTGCTCATAGGGTATTTTTATAATTTTTATTTCCATGTTAGAAAGTGTTTTTTTAAGCCGCTTTCTAAATTGATAAAGGTCCTCTGTTTTCTTTTGTCTGATGTAGGTTTTAGGGATAAAAATAAAACCTAGCCTTTTTACTTTAAATCCTAATTTTTCTAGGTAGTACTTATATAAATGAAGCTGCTTTGACTGAAGGTAGTGGTCAATATTGTTGCTATATTTAAAATCATAGATGTCTACTGTACTGTCCTTATTATGAATAATCAAATCTACAAATCCTTTAAATTCTGGAAAATCTATCTCGTACTCAAAGGTAACTGGTTTATCATGAATTAAGTCCTGCATTACCTTTAATGCTTTTTCTACCAATACCATTAATTTAATCATTTCATTAATGTGTTTATCGTTTATAACTGGATATTGGGAATAATAATATTTCTCCATATCATCAATGCCTTTTTCTAGTCCTAAGTGCATAGCACTTCCTACAATCAGTGGACTATCTGCACCTGGAGGAATAATAGTTGTTAGTCCTTTGATGTATCTAAGATAGAACCTAAATCTACATTTTTCAAAGCACTCCACCCTACTGTGGGAATATCGCACCTTTTCACCTCCTTTATGAGTTTTTTAAATTCCTTAAATCCTTTCGGATATAAAATTACTCCTATACCACCAGCATCATTAATATTTTTAATATTCATCTTCTGTAGCTCAGTGGGTTTTCCATTATCTCCTTTAAGTTCAATGGCAATGAATACTCCATTAATGCAGCAGATTAAATCTGGTATACCTGCTCTTTGATATCCACCTCCAAATACTTTGAAAAACCAGGTGTTAGATAAAGATTTTAAATACTTAATGACTTTTCTTTGAAACTGTTTCTCTGTCATTTATCCACCTTCTCAAATAAATCTAGTGTGAAATCCCTTCTTTCCTTTAGAACCTCTAATATTTTTTCTTCTACACTTTTTTCTGTTATAAGGTAATAATAAAAACATGTCCTACTTTGGCCTATGCGGTGTATCCTTTTCTTTGACTGCATCCATAGTTCACTGGATAAAGGTAAGCTGTGATAAATAATTTTATTGGCCTTTTGAAGGTTGACACCCGAAGCTCCTGCTTGGTATTGAACTAGTGTTACAGTGTTATTTTTAATTTCATAGTTTTTAAGGTCAGTACCATCACCGTTAATGTAGGATATAGGTTTTTCTAAGGTCTCACAGATGTTTTTGATGATTTCAAGTTCCTTTTTAAAGTTGTAGAAAACTACCACTCTATCTTCTGTAGATATAAGTAAATCTTTAATGGCTTGATGTTTGTTAGGATTATATATGGATGATAGTTGTCTTAGGTATAATAGTTTGGTTAAAACTGTATCTCCTACTAAAGTTTCATCACCCAAAGTTATAACTCTATCTTTTTTAAACTTCCTGTACTCCTTGGTGTTTTTCACTATTACCATATTTTCAATCTGCTCAGGCAGGTCAAAGACTTCTTCACTTTTCATAAATACTGCTCCGTGTTCTTTCAATTTCTCTTTTAGCCTATCTACATTTTTATAACCCTTTACAACGGTAATCTGAAATCCACCCATATCAAGTTTTTCTGTGATTGTATAATGCTTATAGAATAGCTTTTTACTAATATTCCAACCTAAGAGCTTTAACTGAGACCATAATTCTTCATATTTTCCGCCTGTAGGAGTTCCTGATAGTAAAATTACATTAGTTGGATTTAAATCTAAGATGAACTTTGATCTATTGGATGTTTCATTTTTTATATACTGGGACTCGTCCAGCATCAGTGTAAAGTCTCTTAGTTCTTGTAATTGTTTCCTTCGCCATACTAGGTCATAGTTGATAATTATAACGCTTTTGGGTGGAATACTTTCCATAAATTGATTCTTGAAAATTATTACTTCATAATCGTAGTAGGTTTTAAAATGCTCGGCCCAGTCTTTGATTTTGGACTTTTGACAGACTACTAAGTTATATGGGGCATTTAACTGTTTCATTTTCTCAGAGCCTACAAATGTCTTCCCAAGTCCAAGGTCTAGATAATATGCTACTCTGTTTATATTTTGAGTTTGTGCTAGAGCTTGTCTTTGATGTGGGTATAGAATTATTTTTATCACCTGCCTTTTTTCGTTTTTATACTTTCACTTAAGATGAGATTCTCTAACTTTTCTTCTGGAAACGCTCTAAGTAGACCAGAGATTACTTTTCTACCTGCACCACGTCTTCCACTTAAAACATTACTAAGTGTTCCTTTAGGAATATTCATCCTTCTTGCAAGTTCGTTTTGGGACCATCCTTTTGCCTTTAGCTTTTTCTGAATTATTTCATGATTAATTTGCATTATTTTTTCACCATCTAATTTTGAGAATGCCTATATATCAAACTCATATCCATACTCCTTCATTATGGAGTCAATAAACTCTAACGATTCAGGTAACCATACATTTGTTTTAATCTTTACTCCATTTTTCAAAGTATCAGTGATAACTTGACAGTATCTTGTATGGCTATATTTAGCTGTCATAACGTAATATGAATTACGACCATAGAAATTGTTGTCAACTTTTTTAATAACTCCTGCATCTTGCATTATCCTGTTAAACTCCTTTGCAGTGATTCCATAATACATACCAATATCAGAAGCCCTAAGCATTTCATTCAAACGCTGAAGATTTCTAAAAAGTTGTAGTTTCTTGTCCTGTTCTTCTACCTTTTCTGTAAGCTCTTGTATTTTTTTTCTTTCTTCTTTTAGTGCCTGAAGTGTTTTTATCATAGTATCAGGGTTATTTAGCATTTCTTCTATTACCTTATCTGCTGCATAAATTCCATGTTTTCTTATTGAAGGCAATACTTCATCAAATATCCATTGCTCAAATTTTTGAGCTGTAGGAAGTTTGGATCTTATTATTAATCGATACAAGTCTCCTTCTGTTATAAAATTCATCTCTACTTCTTGAATTGCATCGCTTCCGTCAGCTTTTTTACCTGTTACTACCCCTACTGAACGTTTCGTGCACCCCCTACAATGATCCCTTATAGCCTTATGTGGATTGGTATATCCTAAAATTCTTGCACATTCTGTAGCTGGAAAATACTCTTTCCCATCTATAACTAAAACACCTAGTTCGCCAAACTCTGTATTTTTAAAAATTTTTAATTGGTTCATATTTTCCCCTCCATTATATTTTTTTAGCTTCTTCAAAAATAGCTTCATAATCTTCTGGTTTAACTTCTATAAGTTTATCTACACCATATTTCTTTAATAGTGCTTTAATTGCTTTTATCTTGCCTTTTTTCATTTTTTCAGACAGTACAAAACTTATATCTTGAATACTTATCTCATCTGTTTTTATTTGACTCTTGGCACGATATACAGCTGCTAGCTTTTCTAGTTCTTCTGCTAATGCAAGATGTATGTCATTCATAATCTGCACCTCCTCTCCTATTAGTAATTCAGAGCAAAATCTTTGAGGATGCTATTCATTACAGCGAGGTCATTACCAGATAGGCTCGTCCTTAGTCGTTCCAGTAATTCCTGCTGTTTAGGCTTCAGGTACTTCCTGTTAAGATAATAACCATCTGCTACTTTTACCCCTCCGCCATAGCGACCTCGAATTGTTTCTATGGGGTAAGAAAGCGATAGGATATCAATATCCTTTTTAATAGTTCTGATACTAACACCAAACTCAAAGGCTAAGTTAGACATAGTATCTTGTCGCCTTTTGCATAAAACTTCTATAATTTCCATTCGCCTTTCATTTGGCCCCATCGCTCTCTCACCCCCTTTCCTTTCCTCTGTGATTTAAGAATAAAAGTTAAATAGGAAGGTTTATTGCTTATTTAAAAAATTTTTTTAATAAATTTTTAAATAAAATATTTCATCTATCTAATTAAGTGCTACTCTCTTTGCTTCTACTAATAGTTTAGAGGATTAAATAAGGGTTGTGGCGGACACCTCATGTCCGATTGTTACAGCATAAAAACAATAGTTTCTTAAAATTACAAATAAAAAAAGAGCCAAATAAAAACCCTGTAAATCGGGCTAATATCTAGCTCTTTAAGATATTCTTATCTTTTTTAAAAAACGGACACCTCGTGTCCGCTTTTTAAGAAAATTTTTTAATTTTTATAATGGGTCTGCACCATATTGATGTAAAAACTGTCTTATTTCATCCATAGATTTTGTGTAAAGGTGGGCCAATGCAAAATCATACCATTGGTGATTCTTATCGCTAATATTTAATGAATGAGGAGAATTATCAATAATGTGTCTGCTTATCTTAGGTGAAAGATGAAGTCCTAAGCAAATTAGTACTAAAGAATTAATAGAACCTTTGGTTTCTCCATTAACAATTCTTCTTACAGTTTTTTCATTAAGCAATATTCTTTCTCCAAGTTCTTTATATGTAACTCCTCTCCATTCAATTACCATCTGCAGAGATTTTGTATAACTGTTTGGTAATTCACTATAAATTCTTGCTTCCTCTTCTAAAATATCTGCAAGTATCTTTACTTTTCTTTCTGGAGTCGCATACTCAAAACCGTTACAATATTTTATATCGAAATCAATATTCGATGTCTTATCACGGTTGAGAAAACATTCACTATAATATCTTTCTCTACATCCAGACTTGACTGATAATTCGAAAATCAAACAGCACTCTTCCATATGAGTTCGTGCATAATCTGTAAGTACAGTATTTCCATATATATCCTGTGTTAAATATTTGGGATGGTTTAAAACAAAGTGTGAATCAACATATAAATAACTGCCATCTCTTACTAGAGAACTCATTTCTGGATTGGTTAAACTTTGGATAGCAGCATCTATCGCGCCAATAGAAAAAGTTTGATTTCTTTGTAGAATACCCTTTTTAAATCTATGCGGCTTAACATAGCGACCATCAATGTATGTAAAAGTTCCTATGGCTTCTTCATATCCAACATCTATCATTCTTATTTTAGCTGCTAAACGAGAAACACCAAAGAAAGTAGCAAGGGCATCAATAACTGGCTCCATTACATCTATAAGTTCATCGGTACCTATTTCTTTTTTATATTGTTTAATAAATTCAAAAGCTATTTTCTTAAATGTTGAAATTGGCATTTGAATCCTTGGAGCAAGTGCATTTGCCTGCCTTTCCATCCAGTCAGTCGCATCTTTATTACTATCTTTTATACCACCTACTACCTGGCACTTAATTCTTGTGACACTGCTGTTATATAACCTTTCCAATTCAAATGCTTTTCTATGTAAATCCCAGTGAACACACTCATGCACAATGGTGTTGTTTACTGATCCTAGATTTCGAAGAAAATATGCCTTTGGATCAACGAATATAGTTTGGGCATCTACATGGGTTTGTACCATTTCATCGCTATCTTTATCATAAACTTCTGCTTCACAATCGTGAAAGAATATCTGCCCAAAAACAGAGAAATCTTTTGTAATTTCTCTCATTTCAACTCTAAGACCCATTTTTTCTGCCAATACTTGTGGTTCAATTGCCATTGGGTTTTTTAATGCTTCAGGGTAATGTCTTCTAAGGAAGTCTGTAGCAACTGATTCTAGTTGTTCCTTATAAATGATTGGAACAAGAGAGTCTGACATAGGTTTTGGCTGCTTATTTTTATCGATATACTCAGTTACACTGGAGATTGTAAAATCATCCAAATTACTGTCTAAATCTCCTAAGCATTTCAACATAAACCACTGATTGCAATATTCCGATTCATCATAATGATAATCTAACTCACGAACTTCAAGATAAGCTTCTACAACGACATCAAATTCTATCTTCATACCCGGCAAATCATTTACAGATACAAACTTTACTTCTATATCTGATAATTCTATGTCACCAATATTTCGAACTTTATATAACCTCAAATCCAAATCATCATATTTATCTTCAATGTAACTTTGTATGGCATCAAATAATTCATTTTCAAATCTGTCTGCCACATAATCTTTAAATGAACGATTACCTGCCAATATAGTATCCCCCCTTCCGAATAGGCAGTATAACAGTATCAC